CCTGAGAAGTCGTCGTTGAACGTTTCTCTCCAATCTGTAGATTTGCCATTCGTTGTTCTTGGAATGTATACCGGACCCAGAAAGTTTGGTGTTTCTCTTAAAACGTGTGTCGTTCCTACCATCTTCTCTCGAGAGAGTCTTGAGAGGTTAACATCTTCTATTATGCCTCCTGATGAGAGGTTTGCTGCTCCCGTTTTCAGCGGTCGTATGGACCAAGGAAACTGGAGAGGAGAAGAGTGTTTAAGGTGGGTTGATCCCCATTGTCGTAGTAATGAATCTTTTAGAAATGTCGGCGGTGATGCCGTGTTGTGGCGTCAAGCTGCCGATGATTTTCTTGAGGGTTTTCGTGATTTGAATGGGGCTACTGGTTATGTCCCTTTGTCTGATTATGCTGTTGTGGTGGGGATCGATGAGACGTCTGCTGGCGGTCTCGATCTCACTACTAGTGCTGGTGCTCCTTACTTTGCCCGAAAGAGTGTTTGCGTTGCTATAAACCGCGACGTCGACCCTCCTGAAGTTGAGTTGGAGCCAAAATTGGTTGAAGGGATGGATAGGATTCTTAAAGTTGTAGACGCTGGGGATGTTTATTCCCCTCACGCTGTCCATTCTCTTAAAGATGAAGTCGTTACTAATAAGAAGAATAAAGCGTGTAAGATTCGTGTCTTTAATGTCATGTCTTTATCATTCAATTTTCTCCTTAAAAAGTATCTATCCCCAATAGTTGATTTTTACCGGAACCATCCTTTGTTCTTTGAACATGCTATTGGCTTGAACATTGCTTCTAAGAAAGATGCTATGATGTTGCATTCTTTTCTTTCTGTTCATCCTAATGTGTGTGCTTCTGACGTTAGTGATTTTGATGTCTCAGCTAGTTCCCGTGAGTTGTATTATGCGTCTCTCGTCGTTCAGAGAATTGCCCATCTGTTGGGGTATTCTCCAATCGAGAGGAAGCGTGTGTGGGGACTCTTGATGAGTTCCATGCATGTAACGCATATAGCGAAAGGTGATTTTTGGATCACTAATTTTGCTTTGGCATCAGGATATTGGATTACTTTGTTCTTGAACTGTGTTCGCAATTCTCTGCAGGCTCGCTATGCTTACTATAAGCTTGGCGGTGCCAGCTACGGACTGTTTAGAACTAGAGTTAATCAGGTTGTGCTTGGAGATGATAATATTTCCTGTGTGCATAGTGATTGCTCTTGGTTTAACCAAGTGACTGTTGCCGAGGCCCTGAGAGAGATGGTGCTGTTCGAACTTCCTCACGAAAGGGAGAATCGTTGATTCCCTATGAGAGATTTGAGGACGCTACTTTTCTAAAAAGAGTCTTTAGAGTGCTTGAGGGGGAGATTGTCTGTCCTATTGAGAAGAAAACATTATTGCGAATGTTAACTTTCAGAAGGAAGACTAAGGCTCTCTCCGAGCACGATCATCATTGTATTATAATTTCCACTGTAATGGCCGAGGCCTGGATGTGGGGAAGAGAATTCTTTGATGAAATCCGCGATTTGGTGCTCCTTCTCGCTGATAAACATGATTTAAAAGGAGCAAACCTTAGGGTAGACACATACGAAAGTTATGTCGAACGATACAAGAGTGGTTCTCTTGTTACGTGGGACCCTTTATTAGATGAACCTATTGGAAATTAATTTCTAACAAAAATGGCTGAAATGGTAAATTCTTTGCCGGGCATTGCTCCGACGTTACCTATTGCTACCGCAGACCAGACGGCTT